CCGTTACCCGAAAGCTACTCCGAGTATGCGCCGCGTGGCCGCACTTTGGACAATTCATCATTACATTTATCTCCCACCCCGTACATTTTAATCACATAATGATACACGCAACTTCCATTTTGTGAACCTATTCAGCTCATTTCTAAATCATCAATTTTCACTTCCAGTTCGATACTGGTCGTAAATCCGCTATCCGGGTTGACCGTGTGCGTTAACGTTGTGATGGTCCATTCCGCATCATCAATGGGCTGTTTAAAGCCGCTGACCTTAACGGGCATTTCCGTATAGAGATCCGCGCGCCCTTCTGCCAGCTGAAGAGAAAATGACGCCACACCGCGCTGCAGCCGCTCCCAGTTCATTTTTGCAGCCCGTTCTGCATTACTGCGGTTCGCATAGGTACGGTTCAGAACCAGCACATTCTCATCCGTTCCGACCAGGTAATCCCCCTGCTTTGCTTCCGGCTCTTTGGGTTTTGTCGTCCTCCGGCGGCGCTTCACCTTTGCAGTTTCTTTCTTTTCCGGTTCCCGGGTATGCAGCCAGTGAGCGATAACACCCGTATATGCTCCCCTGTCCGCCAGGCTAAACCGGTGACTGTCTCCGTCCTTACGGGTAATAGTGATGACCGGCAACGGTTTACCACTTGCTGTTTTCCCCTGCCCCTGCCGGATAAATAGCAGATTACCGTCCTTGACTGAGGCAATCGCGCCATACTGCCGCGCCAGCTTCATTAAAAAGCTGGCGTCGCTTTCGTTGGTCTGGTCCAGGTGATCCAGCGCCATCGCAGCAACATCATTTCCTATAGCAACTTTAAGGCTGTGCCGTGCGGCAATGTCTTTCACCACATCGCCCACTGTCGTTTTGTGCCAGGACTTCTCACGCCGGACATTCAGCGTTTCCCTGAAATCAGCACTACGGGCACGGATTGTCAGCCTGTCCGGGCTGCCGCTATGCTCTATTTCGTCAACGGTAAACTTACCTTTTGAGTACAGCGGCTCGCCTTTCCATCCCAGCGCCAGAGAAATCACTGCGCCACGACGCGGCATAATTACCAGGCCGTCGGCGTCGTCCAGCTCCATATCAAGCTGGTCAGCTTCAAATCCGCGGTTGTCGGTCAGTGTCATACCCAGCAGACGTTTATCCAGCGTCTGCGTGGCATCTTTACCTTCAATCACGATCCGAAATGCCGGGGTCTTGCTTCCGAGGTTGAGTAAATCAGCCATCTCGCTCACTGCAGCAACCCTCCTACCGTGGATCTGATGTTCCCTACTGCGGCGGCGGCAGAATCCTGCAGACTGCTAAGCTGATCGCTCAGACTGCCGAACATTTCAGACAGGGACTCATCCACCCGTTTAAGCCCCAGCGAAAACTCTATTTTCCTGGCTTCCCCACTGGCGAAAAATTCCGTTTTCGTCTGGTTAAGGCTCTCAATCACATACATGCCGTAGATAGTCCCACCACCCTCGATCAGCGGCCACGCCTTCCCCTGCTCTGCCATCAGCTCCAGCGCCAGCAACGACAACCGGCCGCCGGTCACTTCCGGCATGAGGACGCCGGAGAGCGTCAGCTGATCGTTATCTGGCCCCAAAAATTGCGTTGTCGGACGGCGATTAACGCGGTTGTTGGTCACATGGCGCCAGTTCCGCTGATACTGCAGTTGCTGATAGGGAACCGTGCGCAACTGAAACACAAACAAGCCCAGGACCATCATCATGAATCGTACCCCCCTTGATCACTGAAATTGCTGCGGGCCTTCGCCTTCATGCGTCGCTCGCGCGCATCAAGCTGCCGTGCAACTTCCTGCGCAATATCCTGCGCGCTCTGACCGGGCAGAGCCTGGATAATAATTTGCGCATGGGTTTCAAACTGGAATACAGGCTGGCTGCCTGCTGGTTTATCAGTTACAGGACGGTATGAAGCTGCCGGCAGACTCATGGGATGAAGCGGGGCGGCCTCTGCTGGCATTGCTCCCCCCATCATTCCGGCGACTACGGACGCCAGCGCGGCCGTTCTCCTGCGGCTGGTCACATAGGCCGGACCGTTAATCAGCTCCGGGCCATTCTCGCCAGCAATACCCACCTGCCCACGTGGAATATAACCACCGCTGTCATACATCCCCGCGAAAAATCCTGGGGTCTTTTTCTGCGGTGAGGCGCCCTGCGAATTATCGCCGCCGGTCATCCAGTCCGGGAGATAGCTTTTGACCGATGCCAGCTTGCTCTTAAGCGTTTCCCATTTCTCATTGATACCACTCAGGATGCCGTCAATAATCGCCCCGCCCACCGCTTTAAATTTTGCGGGCAGCGCGGCAACATCACTCAGAATTTCATCCCATTTGCTGCTTATGGTCTGCTTAATCACAGCCCAGGCTACTGACACCCCTGACGTGATGGCATCCCAGAGTGCTTTAAACTTCGGCCCCAGCGTTTCCCAGTTCTGCCAGATATAGATGGCTCCCATCGCAATCAGGCCAACTATCGCCAGAATGGGGTTAGCCATCATCAACCGGCCTAACCAGATGACCGCCTGGCCTGCACCGCCAATTACTCTTGTGACCAGACCAAACGCAGAAGCAAATTTCAGCTGGAGAATGCCAGCACTTACCCGCACTACCGCCATAGGACCCAAAATGGATGCCAGGGCCAGTGACACCACACCCGCTGCGGTAGCTACCACGGCAAATACGGCCGCAATTTTAAATAGCGCCGCCGTCAGTTGCGGATGACGCTTCACAAAACCATCCAGCGCGGACGCCAGATTACCCAGCCAGTCCGCAATATTTTTCAGCACCGGCGCGACGGTTTCACCGATGCTCGCCATGGCGTTGGTAAAGGAGCCGCCAGCGGCTTCCCATTTGTTGCCCAGAGTATTAAGCGATGCTTCGACGCGCTCGCGCAGAGTTGCCTGGTTCTCCAGCTTCGCTACTGTTTCACGATAACCATCAATACCTTTTTGGATCATGATATCCAACGCCTGCAGCGTTTCTGAATCATTGCCAAACAGGTCTTTTTTTGTTGCCATCTGCTTTTCGGGAGTAAGTTTGCTCAGCTTACTTAGCTGGACATACATATTTTCCAGCCCACCAAATCCTCCCTTACCATCAGAAAAATTAAACTTAATGCCGGTCCCTTTTAGATCATCATTAACAGCTTTAATTTTCTTTGCATCCAGGGCAGCCTGGAATATTTTCCGGTACGCATTCCCAGCAGACTCCCCGGCCATACTTGCCTGGTCAGCCATAACCAGCAGGGGGGCAAAGGTTTTAGCTGCATCTATCCCTTTCTTATTTAGAATACTCATCGCGCTACTAATTTTTGAAAAACCCTGCAGCATATTCCCGGGGTCTACGCCCGCATAAAAACCACGCTGGATAAGATCCATCAGGCTCATCATGTCTTTTTCGGTGGTCTGCGTGGCGTCCTGCAATTTTGCGGCAAACTCTGCGGCCTCCGTCGGCGCCATCTGCAGCTGCACGCCAAGGTAAGCCGCCGACTCACCCAGCCCGCCCAGGATAACCTGCGCTGACATCCCCTGACGGCGTAACATGGTCATCATGTTCTGAAAATCTGCCGTGGTACCGGGCAACCGGTCCCCCAGGGCAATCGCCAGCTTGTTCAGCTTCAGGAACTCAGGCGCCACCTTTCCGCCCGGTCCCATCATTGAGCCTGCCAGCTGGTTAGCGGCGTTCTCTGATTCCGAGTAAGCACGAATGGGCGCCAGCAAGGTCGCGCCCGTTGTCACCCCGGCCGCCATCATCCCGGCCCCGTTCCCCGCCAGGCTGTTACGCATGTCGCGCATCTTGTCAGCTTTGGCCCTGATCGCATTCAGCTTGCGCTGGCGCTCGCCAACCTCGCGTAATCGCCGCTCCTGCTCTGCCAGCTGCTGGTTATAGCGATCCGTTTCTCGGGTAATTCTGGCCGTTTCACGGGCGCCACCGCCCGCAGAGATGCCGAGGCGGTACAGCTCCGCCCTGGTTGCCGCCATCTGCCGCGTTTCCTGCCCCTGCTTTTGTTCCAGGCGTGATACTGCGCGCCATTGCGCCTCAAGCGCCTGCGTCTGTTTTTTCGTGGGGGATTCGAGCGCTGACAGCTCGCGCGTCATCATCTGCGCACGCAGCCTCGCCTGGTCCAACTCGTTGCTGGTCCGGTTCAGGCTCTGTGAGAGTTGATCAAAAGATTTCAACTGGCTCCCCGCGTCGTTAAGCCGTTTAAGCTGATCACGGGTCTGCCGGATGCCGGAGGCCAGCTCCTTCGAGCCAGCCAGCGCATTTTTTAAAGGGCGGGTGAGTTTATCAACCGCATTCAGAACCACCTGCAGGCGCAGGTTTTTATCACTCATCGCTGGCCCCGCTACGCATTATCGCTCTGTGCCGCCACTCCAGCACTTCCGTCAGCGGCATAACGTCAGTGACGGACGGCGGCCAGTGAAAGATCGTGGCGATATCCGCCACCAGGTCATCTACCGTCAGGCTGTCGGCAAATCGGCAAGTGCCGACTTCGGCAACAAAAAAAGGACCACCTCGACAGACATCGCGGCCAGGTCTGCCGGGTCGAGGTCCGCCATTTCCTGCGGGGTCAGCGTTGGTGTGGAGATGCGTGGGATCACGGTCATCATAGAGGCCACGTCCATCTCCATCACCGCCTGCAGTCGCGTACCGCGCAGCGCGCCAGATTGCGGCTTACGTAGCACAATTTCCGTAATCGTGGTATCACCGCGCTTAATCGGGCTATCCAGTTTCACCGTTGCTTCTGTTTTCTCACTCATGCTCTTTTCCTGTTATGGGTTGGCTGGCGCGACCTCGCGCGCCAGGAAAAAATTACAGACCGATGGCGTTACGGTGTTCTTCCATCAGGTCAACACCATCAACAATTTCAATCATGTTGATCGCATCGACCTCATAGAGCACTTCACCGTTAATGGTCAGCTTCGCGTAACAGTTAACGCTGCTGACTTTGGTGGAATTGCTCTCGCCGGTTTTCCACTCGCCGGAATCCACCTCTTTGTGGCGCCCACGGACGACCAGCTCAACGGCCTGCACTTCGCCGGTGTCGTCGCGCTGAATAGACCCGGTAAAGCGCAGCTGCACGCCGTCCACCGTGGCTTTGCCCATCTGTTTAAACAGAAGCGCCTCCGTACCTCCGATGGTCATTTCCGTATCCAGCGCGCCATCATCCAGCCCCAGATCAATACCGACTGAACCGGGCATACCGCCGCCGCGGTAGTTTTCCAGCTTGCGGGTGAATTTCGGCAGGGTGACGGATTCAGCAATGCCCATCCAGTTGTTACCGGCGTTAAAAATATTCAGGTGTTTTAACTTGCGTGGTAAGGCCATGGGTCCCCCTTATGCGCTTACGCGGGTGGTGAAATCCACCAGGTAACGGTCAGTGATGCGCTGGCGCAGCATCAGGTTTTCCAGTGGCGGCACTGGCGTATAGTCGTAGTCGATCCAGAGTTTCCCGGCTTTCAGCGTGTCTTTGTCATTCACACTGTCATCAATCCAGCAGTCACCGCCGATGAGGTAGCCCTGATTTACCAGGCTGCGCATTTTGGCACGGATACCTTCGATAATGTCGCGAGCCAGCGAAGGGTTAAGCGGCATGTCCACCGCCCACATATGCGCCTCCGCCATGGTGTCTGCCAGCACCTGCGCGGTACGGGTGTAGTTTTCAAACTGGAATAACGGGTCATCGCTGAGGCAGCGGGAACCCCAGAAGCGGAAACCATCCTTGCGGATCAAGGTGGTGACGTCGTTCTGGTTCAGCAGTCCGGCATCGGTTGCCGGGTCCTGCAGATCCCAGAACACATCCGCAGACAAGCCGGTTACGCCGTTGACGCCCACGTTAGAAAGGGTTTTGTGCCAGCCGGTCTGCTCGTCGATTTTTGCACGCAGACCCAGCGCGCGGGCAGTGGCGTAAGCAGTCGCATCCGCCTGCAGCACCGTGTCAAAGTTGATGAAATCAGGCCAGATCAACATCCCTTCTCGCTGACTGAAATTTTCGCGGTAGGCAATCGCTTCTTCCACAGTTTTACAACCGTAGGCAGACAGATACGCAAAGCCGCGCAGGCTCTGCGCCACGCTTAACAGCTCAGTGGAAACAGCCTGCGTGTCATGGCCCGGCACGCCCAGAATGCGCGGCTTCACGCCCAGCTGCGACTGCGCCGAAAGCAGCGCTTTGATGCCCGTTTTCTTACCGTCAGCGGTTACACCGCCGATAATATTGGAGGTGGTTTCCGCTTCGGTTTCGCCCTGGGCAACACGCCCCACAACGGTGACGGGTTTTGCCTGGTCGGCGATGGCGTCCAGTGAGCGGGCCAGCGTGCCGGACTCGCCCGCTTTGCCGCTGGCGGTCAGTACATCGGTAAGCAGAACCGGCTTATTGAGCGGGAACACAGAGGCATCGGCATCATCGCCGGTGCATACCATGCCCACAATCGCCGTGCTCACCGTCGTGATAGAGCGGGTGCCTTCGTTAACTTCAACAACACGCACGCCGTGGTGATAGTCTTGCGCCATGAATGAATCTCCTGTTTAGGGGTTCACCCATGGTAGGGAAATCATTCACCGCAAGCCGTTGATGGCCGTTGTACCGTCAATGGCACAACCGCAGACAGAAAAAAGCCCCTTATCGGGGCAGACTGATACCGGGATTTATCAGGCAACGCGGCTCCAGCACATCAGCAGCGTGTGAGATTCCACCACGCTGAACGATTTACCTTCGCCGAGGCTGGCTGTTTTGCCGCTGGTCGAGTGTTTGTGCGGCGGGATCGTGACGCTATGCTGATGGTCTTCTGCATAGTCGGTATAGTTCCACCCCGTATATTTCTGGTTATCCGTTCCGTGTGTGGCGTCCCGCCAGGTATCCCCCGGCGCGCCGTCACCTGCCCTGTGCCGGTGCCTTCCGTTGCCCGATGTCGTCAGCTCCTGCTGCCCCTGTTCGCTGGTTTCTCCGCTCACGTCAATCTGAACGGCGGGCAGGTTGGCCTGCTGAAGTGTGACGTTATCGCTGCCGCCGCTCTGCCCGACGTTCGAACCGTCAGCCTTTCCGACGCGGATCGTTTTGTTTTCGCCGGTGTACACCCATTGGGACCACGGCCAGCGTTCATTGGGATTGAGGTTCTGGTTAAAAAAGCGGGTGGTTCCCACCGGGTTATCATCTTCCCAGAAATCTCGCTTTGCCGCCGTTATCGCATCGGCAATCACCTGCTGTATATCCGTATCCAGCTGGCCCGCAATCTTGTCGGCATAATCCTTTGCCTCATTTTTCGCACGATCAACCTCCTCCACCGAGGCAATAATGACCGTTGGATCGGTTTTAAGCTCCACCGCGGCTGTTTTGCTGACGGCTATCCACAGATTGATGGCCTGCAACCGCCCGGCCCCTTCTGCCAGAAGCGGCTTATACACTGGCGGGAGACTGGCTACCGCCAGGCACTCCCCGGCATCATCATAGAGCGCAGCCTCTCGCAGCCAGAAACCACCGGTTTGCGGCAGGATTATCATTTCTGTGCGGATAACACTCGCGCTCTGGTCTGCAATGACTACACGGTTAAGCGGGCCGCGATACACTTCATTCACCAGACCTGTGCGCGTTCTGTCCGGCTGCGGGATGATACCCGCGCCATCACCGACCGCCATTTCTGCAAAATTCACAGGCTCACCGGTTGCCACCGCCTTAGTAAACGCCGCCTCCCCGTAATCGGTGAGAATGGCATAGTAATTCATGCTCACGCTCTCCCCTTACGGCAGCGCTGCCGGCGAGGTTGGAATACTGTCACCGGCATACTTGCCGCCTTCGCCAAAGTTGGCGCTGAATACCTGCTGTTCGGTTGCTGCGATTTCAGCAAATGACATCCCTGATGCGTCAATATCCACAAGGTGCAGGCGGTAAAGCACATAGGACTTACAGGCATTATTCACCAGGGAACTAAATCCCGACGCCGCCCCCCATACCGGTAAATCCTGGTAATACATACTGCCTGTGAAATCATTGCCATTTTTGTCCGATTGCAGACTGAACAGCGCCGGGCCAGCTGATACCGCGTTAGGCAAACGCCCCATAATCAAACGGTTCGATGAAGGGGAAACCTGCGTCGCAATCAGCATTTCCGTGGTATGGGTTGCCGGTGTGCCACTTCCCACCCGCGTGACCTGATAGTGCGCAAACACGGCAAATTTATGATCGTTCTGGTGCTCAGCGATGTACGGCATGATACCCGGACAGGTAAACCGGCCACGGTGTCCCAGCGTCTGGTTAACCAGCGATACAATCCCGTGAACACCGCCGCGCGGCGTGCGTTCAAACTTCGCCTCCGGCGTGGCACCCGTGGTGATCAGCGTGTTATTCCAGCTAAATTCCAGCTCCGCTTTTGTTTTCCCTGTCAGGGTGGCAGCTTCTTTGCTTGCCAGATTATTCAGGGGGATATTTTTCCCAAAGCCCGAAAAATCAAAATCGGCCGGAATTTCTGAGACATCCATTAATGCCAGCGATCCGAGCGTCAGGCCAGGATAGTCCGGAATAATCGGCAGTCGCGGGTCAGTGAAATTTGCGCCAATGAGTTCATTAAGCAGGCCCATAGTTACCTCATTTAAAAAAATAATTGTTCATCAGAATTCCGGCGATACCGTCACGTGCCGGAATGGATTTGTACCCGTCACCCAGGCTGAAACCCGGCCCGCCATAAGCCAGCGCCCGCCCTCCTGCCTGGCTCATGTGGGTGATATCAATCGCCACCTCTGACCATGTACCGCCGTTATTCACCAGAACATTTCCCACGGTGCCGCCTGCAATCCGCAGATAATAATCGGCGTGATTGCCGCCGGACGGCAGGCCGGACGCGCTCCATGTACCCACATAGTGAATGTCGGATGTTGTCATCGCCCCAGGCAGCACCGCGTTATTGAAGAATGACCAGGGCAACACACCGTATCGTGCCGCCACCTGCTTTTCAGTCATGCCCGGATGCGTCGGGTCGATGGCATCCGTCGCAGCCGATAGCATAATTTCGTACACCACAGCATGACGGCCCGGCAGAATGCGCCGGTACCACTCAGTCAGCTCATACAGGTATCCTGTTTCCGCAAACTGGTTTTCATGCTGGGGAAACACCAGTCGCTCGCCGTTCCAGCTGGCCTCACGTTGTCCCATGATGGTCAGGAACAAACAGCGGATATCACGCGCACCGGCCAGTGCCGCAATCTGCAAAGACGCTTCACGGATTTGCGAGGCGTTAACATCGGTTTTCGGCTGGTTATTCTGACCGTGCCAGACCGCAATCACCTGGCCCGCCCAGCGGTCTCCCCAGGAGAGTACCTCCTGCTTAAACATGCCCAGCACCTGATCAGAAGTGGAGCCACCGTAAGAGCGCACCTCCCCGGTGCGGTTAGTGGCGGCGATAATGGTGCTGCCCGATGTTCCGCTGCCGAACATCGAGTCACCGATGAGCAACAGCTTTTTACCCAGCCCGGTTTTCATCGCAGAGGCCACCTGCGACGTCAGGCGAATACCGACGGCAGCGGCTGACTTATCCACGCGCCGAAACTCCCATTCGTCAGCACTGGCGGTACACCGCAGGCTGATGCTTTTCCCGTCTGGAACCTGCTCAGGGGCTTCATTGGCAATCATCACCCATGCATTACCGTCAAACAGGGCATAGTCACCGGCGCGAAAATTCTCTGTACCAGCCACGCCCCCTGCGGACGCCTGCCAGATGACATTTTGCAGAGGACGAGACGGCATCCCCTCCGACGGATTAAATTCACCGGCGTAAAAAAGCAGGTCAGCCCCGGCACTAACGGCAGCAAACTGCGGCTGCAAAAAACCGCCCCCTGCCGTCTGGAGAGTGAGAAAAAGGAGTTTATCCCCGGCGGCCAGTGTCATACCCGCAAACACGCCCGGCGCGGTGACTTCATACCAGGTATCGTTTTTACGCGGCGCGCCGGAGCCTGGGGAGCGCTGGATATTCCACCCGGTGCCATCGTATACAAGCAGATCACCGAGATAGACCTGCATTCCGTTCCAGATGCCTGGCGTTTTCTCTGACACGCTGGAATTGGTGTTGTACGCCTCATAGCTGTAGTAATCGCCCGCCACAAACTGGCCGGACGGCGTGACAATGGTCGTACTGGTCAGCCGCCCGCGACGACGCAGGGAAGCCAGAGAGCCGGGGTTAAATGGGGTACCCTGTGCTTTCCCGGCGATTTTCAGGCCAAACGCGCGACGATATTCAACCTCTGTACCGGTATGGTTTACCCCGTACAGCGCGCGACAGGCTCGCGGTGACAGCGCCGCCCAGCCAGAACCATCCGCATCATTCGTCCGTGCGGTAACATCAGCCAGCACCGCGCGTACAGCATCAGGTGGAACATCAACCACGTCCTGTGCAAACGGCAGAACGGCGCTTTTCAGTTCCTCGGTCAGGTTGTCCAGGGTAATCACGTTTTTACCAATGGACAGCAGCGGGATTTCAACCACGCCATTCTGTTTCACCCGCAGTGCGCAGCGTTTGGTTTTCGGGTCAACCCAGGCGAGGACAAAACCGCTTGCCGGGTCGAGTGTCACCGGCATTAACCCCTGCACCTCTGGCGTCAGTTTCTCCAGCGAGATCGTGCCGTTACCCAGCTTAATCAGAGGAATTTCGACTTCACCGGACACGCTCACACGCAGGGCACAGCGGCGGGATTTCGGGTCCATCCAGGCCATAACATAACCGGTTGCCGGGTCGAGCGTGGTCGGTACCAGCGCTTTTAAATCAAGCGCAAGGTTTTCATGTGAAATAACTCCATCTTCAATCTTCAGGAGCGGGGCGATAACCTCCCCTTTTACCGTAATGGAAATAGCAGCGCGACGCGTGACCGGGTCGCGGAAAGTAGCGACATAACCGCTCGCTGGGTCAAGATATTCAGGAATAAACCCGGCATCAATAAACCCCTGTATTGTGGAATATCCAATAATATCGGATACCCTTTCCGCCACACCGTTATTATTTTTATACACCGTGAACGGTGATGTTTTATCTTCTGGATTAATCACCAGAAAATGCTGTTCTGCCGTTGTCGAGGATAAACCCGCCGCCGTTCCGTCGGGGTCGTTACCGGACGCTCTGACCGTGACCATCTGCATTAAATCTGACAGAATAGCTTTCCCGGTCAGCGTCACCGCCCCGTTTGTATTCTTCGCCTCTTCCACCCAATGCGCAGGGTTGGTTGACCGGATGGAGAATACGCCTCCTTCCGGTATTTTCCCGGCAGCAATTGCGGCCTGCGCTGCCGCCGCACTGGTAAATGGTAATTCGCCCGATTTTAACAGGCCATTGTAGGCATTAAGCTGATCTCTCAGGTAGGCTGTGCGGTCGGCGAGAATACTGGTCTGAACGTTCACCAGACCATCATTTCCCCCGGCCACTTTGTCGCCGCGCTTAATTAACGGAATGTCGCTTTCCCACTGTGCTGTTTCGCTGATTAAAGACATATCAGTCCCCGGAATATTGATAATTTTCGTCGTAATGCGCAGTGGCATCGTAATAAATACTGTCATCCGGCTTATATCCCGGCGGATAAACGGTAATCACATCACCATCAAACACGGCGGCACCAATATTTGCCGGGCCAGAAGTTGATGCCGATAACGTCAACTGCGATATATGGCGACTGACTGGCTTCGCATCGCCAATAATCCGCTCAAGCTCGTAAATCATCGGCTCCGTGATGCCGATTTCATTCAGATCGATCTCAAGACGAAACGTCCCGGCGGGGTCGGCCACCTCCCACCATTCCTCAAGGGTCATTGAGTAACCCAGCCCCTCGATCACCCGCTTAACTGCCGCCACCGTACCTTTGCGCTGATGGATCCAGAAAGCATCGCTGACCGCCTGCCGCTTAGCGGTTTCTGTCCAGGTTTCCTCCCATCGGTCAACGGAGAAAGCCCAGGCCAGATACGGCAGAAACTTTGCCGGGCATTTCCACGGGTTCCACAGGTCACGCAGTGGTACGTTTAAATCACTGATACCTGAACAGGCTTGCGCCAGCCTGCGCTCCAGCGCAGACGACCCCGGCGGTAACAGACTGCTAGTCATCAGAACCACCAATTTCTGCTTTAAAATCGGTGCAATATGACGCCTGCGTTTTATCTAACACCATGTCCGCCAGGGGCTTCATCAGCTCAACGCGCTGGACGCCCTGAACATGCAGAGCGGCATAGATAGCAGACAGCCGCACGTCACGCCCCAGGCGACGCTGCTCGTTGATATATGCCGTACCCTGCGCTTTCGCGGCCGCCAGGATGGGTTCCTTTGCCGGGCCGGGATAGACATAAAGAACCGCATCAATTTCATAGGGGACAATCTCAGCAGATCGGACACTCACCCGATCCGCCACCGGCCGTACAGCCTCATCATTCAGGGCCTCACCGACGACCTGCAGTAAATCTTCCGGCGCAGTACCATCGCCGTCGCGGGCCAGAATAGTCACCACGACTTCCGCCGGTGACGGGCTGAACGCCGACGCGTCCGCCACCCGACCATCCGAGCTAAGCGCGTGATATTCATAGGCTCCGACTGGCCCGGCAACGCTCATCCCCTCAAAGGCCGCCGGGATGCGCTGGCGATAATCCGCGTCAGATTCCATTACCGCCTCCGTTGGCGGCGTTGTGGTGTCGTCCGCAGCCGTAATCACCCGGCGCTGTACGTTGTTATTCGCGCCTAAATTGTCCAGGTCATCCCCGCCGGAATAGGCCACCATCACGGCTTTCGCCGCCTCGTTAATCCGCTGGCGCAGCAGCAGCTCCCGGTACACATTTTCCTGCAGCATTTTCACCACCGGCTCAGACTCAAGCGCTAAGGTGCGGGCCACGGCCTCCTGTTCTTCTGCCGGAAATAACGCGACAAATTCAGCCTTGCGCTCAGACAGCAGGGTTTCAAAATCCGGCACATCCACAATTTGCGGCGGCGGCAGCTGGGAAAGGTCAATAACGGCCATTGTCTGCTCCTGTCGATACGGAAAGGGACACGGGCACGCCGTCATTACGCTGGCCTGCCAGCTCAATAACCATTGCGCCATCCATGCTGCTGCTGTTAACCGTGATAGTGTCCAGCTGCAGCCGCGGCTCCCAGCGCCGCAACGCCACATACACCGCAGCCATGATCTGCAGGCGCAGCGCCGGGTTTTGCGGCTGGTCAATGAGCGCTGAAAGCAGGGAACCATACTCCCGGCGCGCAAGCCGGCTCCCTTGCGGGGTCAGCAAAATGTCACGCACCGACTGGCGCAGGTGGTCAGTTTCCGTTATGGCTCTGCCGGTATCGCGGCTCATCCCGATATAGAGCGTCAAAATGGATCTCCCGTCGTTCCGCCACTGTCGCCAGGGTGTTTATGCTTATCAGCAACGACGCCGTTTGACGTCATCGCGCCGCCGCCGTGGGTCACATCGCCGTTCAGGATCACGTTGCTGTTAATTAGGGTGGTGTCAGCCTCGATCACAAACTCACCGGTTTTGCAGGAGACAACCTGCGAAGACTCAATCAGCACGCTTTTCACGCCGCGAATAATCCAGCGCCCGGTGGCGGGGTCGTATTCGAACCAGCCGCCATCCTCGTATGCGGTCACGTCCGCACTTTCAGAGTCTGACGGCGGCGGGCAGGCGTTGGAGTAGATGGCCGGAAGCGCAAAGGCTGTTTCCAGATTGCCGCCCAGGCTGAACAGCACCACCTGCTCCCCTGGAGACGGGCACCACCAGGTGCGGGATTTACCTGCACGGTAGGTCAGCCAGTTAATCCAGTTGGTTTCGAGGTCGCCCGTTTTCACCCGGCACAGCCAGCCGTCCCGGTCCACTTCGGTCACAATGCCGGTGCGGATCAGATTGGTGATAAGGCGCATGATTTCGGTTAATTGCGTATTCATGAAGGCAAGATTGCCACGCGCGGAGGGAGTGCGGCAGCGTGGCGGGTTGTGTCATCCCTGACACAAAATCACCGGGACAACCAGCGCAATAAGACGTCTCGCGTAATGTCTTCTGTTTCATCATTGATGCCGAGCAACCGGCGCTCTGCATATTTGACTTCCGGCCCTTTACGGCTGACCCGATCACGCAGGCCATAGTGATGGACGCGGGCTATGCGCTGCACCCGACTCTCAAACTCGACGCTTGCTGCGTCCTGGCTGGCGACGGCTTTCAGGTATTTTGTGGTGCGGAGTTTTGCAAACATCTGCCGACGGATGCGGCCCTGTTTCGTTCTGGCCGTCACGCGACGCGGCTCGTAAGCCGTCCCGTCGGGGTTGCGCTGCATCCTGATATTTTTCTGCTGACTGCGGCGCAGCTGCTGCGCCAGCTCCCGCATCATGCGCTTACGTGCGGCAGGCTCCAGTTCCGCCAGCAACGCATCTAACCAGGCGTCAACTTCCTGCAGCTCAGCCACGGCTCACCGCCCACATTTCGTCCGGTTCGTCCGGTTCCGGCACCGCTTCGACGCTGGACACGTCACCGTCAGCGCTGACTATCACACGCTCTGTCAGTTGCAGATTCAGGCTGATATCACAAATATCATTGCGCAAGATATCAACCTCAAACGTAAACTGTTTTTCGCGCAGCTCCGGGTTATGGATAGCATCGGGCTGATTCTCCATCAGCCAGGCCAGCACGGGAGCCATCAGTAATCCCTGATCGCCGCTGAAATCCACGACCACCACGTTAAGGGTATAGCGATACTCCCAGGACAACGACGCTGCGCCGGTCGCCACCACCGATCCGTTATCCACGAATAAATGCAGCTTATCCGGGTTATCGCGGACATATGGCACCGCGCTATTCAGGGCGCGGCGTAAGGATTGAGGCTTGTTCATTCACTGTTTCGCTCCTGACAGGAAATTATCGTGTCCACTTTATCGGCGCAGACCGCCCAGGCCGCCTCCGCTTCATCCAGCGCGGTCAGCAGATCACCGTTAGTGCGTGCCGCCGACTTTTCCAGGCGGCACTGCGTCACCCTGGGACAACCATTCACGGTAAGCTGCACCTCCGGCGAGGGCCGGACGTTCGCGCATCCTGATAATGTCAGGAGGCAAAGGAGTACCAGCCCAGCGGCGCAAATCCTCGTTTTCACGTTTTAGCTCCTCAATCCGGCGCTGACGGCTTCGCAGCAGCGCGTTTGTACTTTCTACCGCCGCGTAAAGCCTTGCCTGTTCCCGGTTATTGGTTTCGGACAGGATGGACAGGGCGATCAGCTGGCTGTTCGTTTTTGCCAGTTTTTCGCCTGTCGTTTTCAGATCCCGCCCTTGCCGCTCGATGGTCTGGCTGGCCTCCTTCATCCGCCATGACTGCCAGCCAAGCGCCAGCACTACCAGCGCCAGAATTACCGCCAGCGCCTTCGTCATACCGTCACCGGCTCCGCATCAATAATCTGCGCACGCAGAACCTTAAGCGCGGCCAGCGTCAGCAGATAAAATACCAGGGTGACAACGTGGCCCGTAAAGGCGAGAAAAATCACAAGCAGTGAACACCTGGCCCATCTGATCACCTGGTTTCCTGGCGTACTGAAAAAGTGAGTCAGCGCCTGCTTTGCCTCTCCCCGATGAGTGCCCCCCGCATACCACCCAGCCATGCAAAGCAGCACCGCTCCCCAGCTCAGCAGGCAGGCTACCCAGGTCAAGGCTGTAACCAGTGCCGGAACAATACTGTTTGGAACAAAGAGACTAAAAATGATCAGCGCCGTGTACAGCACCGAAAATAACCCACCGATCAGTTTCTTTTTCATTTCGTTACGCTCCTTTTAAGCACCAGGACAGCTCCCGCGCGCGGCGGTTGTCCAGCCCCGGATTAAATACGCCTTTGACGTATACCCAGCGCGGCAACTGATAGCAGGCATCGCGCCAGCGCTTCTGATTGATAAATTTCACCATGGTTGAACCGCAGGCATTGCCGGTTCCCACGTTGAAGGCCAGCGATACCAGCGCGTCATAGACGTTCTGCGGTACGCTCACCAGGACACAGCGATCCAGCGCCTTCTCCACCCTTAAAACGTTGGTGATGAAACTCCCGGCGGCCTGCCGTTCCGTGATGGTCTTCCCCGGCACCACGCCGGACGTATTGCCAATGCCATCGGTCCACACCCCCGCATCACACTGATACGGCTGCAGGCGGCAACCCTCGTAATCGGCTATCAGCTTCAACCCTTCCACTGAGGTATGAAGTTGCTGAAAGCCCGGCAGGGTGGCGGCAATCGCCAGCACCGCCCCTACCAGACAGCGTTTAACGGTTGAAGGATTCATATTCCCCCTGTGTAATTTTTCCGCCGCGCAGCAGCTGGTAGGTTTTGTGTTTGTAGTACCAGTTGATGGCCAGCATCAGCACGCCAATCAACACACCGCCCACTGTCGACACATCCTTAAGCGATAAATCTCCCATCCATGCCAGCAGTACAGCGATGCAGTACGTGATGAAGGCGCTGATCCGTTCAAGCGTCATATTTCAGTCCCATAACTGGACGGTCTGCACCGTGGAAGTGGTGGCAATATCCGGCAGCTCCACCTGCAGCCCGTGTGGTAAGAACGGGCCGTGCTCAGCCAGCCCCGGATTTGCCTGCAGTACCTGCTCCGTGACGCCCTGCGTGCGTCCGTAATGACGCCAGCAAAGCGCGTCCACCGTGTCACCCTGGTACGCACGCACTTTCATCAGATCAGCTCCACCGTACAGTGAGGCGCATCCTGCACCCGGCTAATTGCCCAGCGCGCATCACGCCACAGATCGCCGCTGGCCTCCGCCAGCTCATCCCCCCTTTTCACACCGGAGGCCGTGGCGTCGTAGTCCTGGTAACGCTCATTCACCTGCGCACGTGCCCAGCAATAAACGGCGTTGTGGTAGTGGTGAATGCGTTCGCTTTTACCGTCCAACAAGTCCGCCGGTACATCGGCCAGCGTCATAAATCCCAGCGCCTGCTGGCGCTTGCGGAAGTCGTACAGCTCCGCATTGACCTCTGACATCGCAGACCGGATGAGTTGTCCGAGACGGGGTGACGTCACCGTGCCATCCGTCCGCATCACGCTGCGAAACTCTGATAAATCAACATCGGGCCAGAACGGCGTATTTTTGATAATTTCCGCCTGTTCCGGCGCCTGCTCAGGCGCAACAAACTTCATGCGGGCTTTCTCCTGAAATAGTGGGCGGTGGACGGGGTTTTGATGTGGCAAAAGCCTTTCGCCACCCCGTGCCGCCCGTGCGCGGGGCACGTTCCGTTAACGGCTGTCATTGCGCAATCTGCGCTCCAGCTGCTGTTTTTCTTTTTTGACGCCACAGCGTGGATCAAGCTGCAGCGCATGATTGATGTGATTCAGGGCGGAGGCCGGGCTGGTTTCGGTCAGTACAGCGCCAATCGCTTTATGCAGGCGTGCCCGTGACTGGTCTGGCATATCCTGGCCGTCTGTCAGCTCCAGTGTCTGCAGTAATAATCCGGCATCGAAAGATTCACCTGCCAGCAGAGCGGCCTGCGCAGCGTCTGCCATTTCCTCTGCCAGCACCGTCTGGACGTTACGGTTTCCAATGGGCATCACCCATCCGTGCCGCAGCGCATGACGCCCTGCATCCAGCGCACCGGCATAATCACCGGCATCGATACGCCAGAGCATTACAAACATCACCACGTCATCCTGCCGGGCACCATCAGCAGCCAGCACCCCCTCCACCCAGGCGGAATAACGGGGCAGCAGCTCCACTTTGATTTGGGCTTTCTTCACGGTGGACTGGATACCTTTCAGTCGGCGGCGATCCTCCGCCAGCTGCATCAGCATCAGGTCATACCCCGTCGCGTGGCGAACATTGCCGCCCTGTCGGGCGGCCTGTTCAGCCTGGACGCGCAGGCGGTGCTGCCGTGCGGGACTCAGGCTCATGCGTTACGCCCCCTCGCCTTCCGGTACAGCTGGCGCGCTGAAATCCCCCATCTGGATGTTTTCGACCAGCGCCGCACAGCGGTAATCCTCAACCACATACGTTTCATTGACGGACTCGAAATTCTCGATCCGGTCACGTTTCGGGTTATCGATAACAGAACGACGGCGGGTATCTTCCTGCCAGTAAATGGACAGGTTATCCAGGCGGGTGATCAGCAGTGCATTAGCAGGGAAATACGGCGCGCGTACAGCCTGCAGGCCACCCATGCGTTTCTGGCTGATGATCAGATCAGCGGCCAGCTTCTCCGTGTTCTCCTGGTCTTTGTTAACCAGCGGGAAATACTTGTCAGACAGCAGCTCACGGCCACAGACACCACCAGATCATCATCATCCTGATATACCGGGTCGATCAGCTC